GGTTCATTGGGAGCAAATGCATCACTAATCAGAAGTTTAACAGCAGTTGGAATTACAGGTTCATTTGCAGCAGCATCAGGAGGTTTCTCTGATAGATTAGAAGCAGCTGAAGACGAGTTGGCATTAACACTAATCTCAGCATCAGCTCAGATAGCGTCAGCTGTATCAGGTGCTTTTGCTGAATCAAGTCAATCTATCGATAACAGAATAGATACAATAGAAGGTAGAAATGTCATAGCTGGTACAGGTTTAACTGGTGGTGGTACATTAGCAGCAGATAGAACATTGAATGTTGTTGGTGGAACTGGTATAACAGCTAATGCTAACGATATAGCTGTAGACTTTACTGATTCTACTTTACAGAATACAATAACTGGTTCATTTGCAGCAGCGTCAGGTGGGTTTTCTGATAGAATCTCAGCAAAAGGAGTTGAGAGTGCTATAGTACATGACCAAATCGTAGCAAGTGCTCGTTGGGCAGTAACACACTCATTAAACAACCAATATCCTACTATCACAGTATGGGGACCTAACGATACTGTAGTTGTTCCAGCAACAATTAAGGGTGATAATGCTAATCAATTAACAATAACATTCACTCAAGCGATAACTGGTAAAGCAGTAATGAGATAAAAAAACTTTAAGATTAAGCAGCCTAGTTATGCTAGGCTGCTTTTAAAGTTGGGTTGTAAAAAAAAAATACATTTTCAAAAAACACAAATATATTTATATTAAATAAATTAATATGGAGATAAATAGTTATGCCAGAAAATCAAACCGAAAACAACGATTCATCTATAAAGTTTACAGACGAAGAGTTAAATAAATTAGGTCAGTTGCAAAAAGATTATCAAGAAAAACAAAATCTTTTAGGACAAGTATCAGTACAAGAAATATTAATAGAACAGCAAAAAGAACAAATTCATAACAGAAGGACTCAATTAGAAAGTGAATATGTAGAACTTCAACAACAAGAATTAAAACTTGTTGATGAGTTGAATAAAAAATATGGTGCAGGTTCTTTAAACCCAGATACAGGTGTTTTTACCCCTAATAAATAAAAAATATCGTACTTTCATACGTTTTTTAGAAACTAGTTGATACTTATAGTAGACTAAGTATATCTATTTTTAAAAAATTTAAGTTTTTAGGAGAAAAAAAATGGCCGAAAGAATTGTTTCACCTGGTGTATTTACACGTGAAAGGGATTTATCATTTTTACCTCAAGCTATAGGTGAAATAGGAGCTGCAATAATTGGACCAACAAAAAGAGGTCCTGCTTTTACCCCAACACAAATTACCAGTTTTCAAGAATTTGAAGAGATATTTGGTGGTGTCGATAACAGATTTTACACCCCATATACAGTAGAGCAATATCTACAAAGTGCAGGTGTTGTTACTATAGTAAGAGTTTTAGGTTTAGGTGGATATAAACAAGATGCATTACAACTTATAGCTTTTACAGGAGGAGGCCAGAGCAACGTTGCTACTGCTTCTCTAGCTATATTAGCTCCATCTAAAGGTTCAAGTGGTGCTGGTGACTTTAGTAAAACTACAGTAACAGGTCAAAAGTGGGATAATTTCACTTTAACTGTAAGTGGTAGTAACATACACCCAGGAGAGAGTTATGCGTTATCTTTTAATACTGGTAGTGCTAACTTTGTAGATAAAGTAATTAGTACGGACCCTCAATCAGCTAAATCAGGTGACAATACTTCTTCAGTATATGTTTATAAAATATTCAAAGATAGAGCTATGAACTTGACTGCTTCAAATCATACTACTATGATATCATCTTCAGCAGTATTATCTAGTGATGGATTAAATTTTGAAGATGGAGCTACTGGTTTTGATACAAGTGGTAATTCAACTACCTGGACAGGAAACAAAGATTATCAGTTTGCAAGAACTCCTATGATTCAGTCTCAGTTAGTTAATAGCACAAGATATCCTCTATTTAGAATTTATAGTAGGTCACATGGTACTGATATCAACACTACATATAAAGTTAAAATATTAAATGTAAAATCTACTGATGATATAGTTGGTTCAGATTATGGAACATTTTCAATTCAGGTTGTATTGGTATCTGATAACACCATATTAGAACAATATGATAGTCTAACACTCGACCCAGCATCACCTAATTACTTTGCTAAAAGAATTGGAGATAGATGGGCAGAAATAGATGCTAATGGAAAACTTGAGTATTATGGAAATTATCCAAACAACAGTAAATATGTACGTGTAGGTGATTATGCTGATATGGAAGTAGATGGTGTATTTAAACATCCTAAATCAGTAGTACCTATGGGTCATAAAGCATTAAACAATCCTGCTCCAGGAGGTACAAATATACCTTCTGCATCATTTAAAAGGTCTCAAACTGATGCTAATGGTACTTTTGACTCCTCTATATCATATGGTATAAATTTATTAGATACTCATGTGAAAGATGATAATATGCAGTATTTAGCTCCCATACCTTCTGCAATATCAACAGGTAATAATGTTAGTATGTCTCTAGAAGATATGTTTGGAAGTGATGATGCTAGCGAGTTAGGAAGTACTTTTGCTAATAGTAGCACTAAAATTACATTGTCTAATTCTGCTATACAACAAAGAAAATTTGAAGTACCTTTTCAATGGGGATTTGATGGTGCAAATCCAGCAACTCCTTACAATACAGGTGTTAATATTTTAAATACAAACACACAAGGTTTTGACCTATCAACAAGTACTGCAAGTGGTTCTGTTGCATATAAAAGAGCAATCAATGCTATAAGTAATCCAGACGAATTTGATATAAACTTGTTAGTAACACCAGGAGTAGTTCATAGTTTACACTCTGCTGTTACTAATCATGCAATATCTAAAGTAGAAGCAAGAGCAGACGCTATGTACATTCTTGATTCTGCAGGATATAGTGATAATATTCAAACTGTTAAATCTACAATTAAAACCTTAGATAGTAATTACGTAGCTACTTATTATCCATGGGTTAAAATAATAGATAGAGATACTACAAGACCAGTTTGGGTACCACCTTCAGTAGTTTTACCTGGTGTAATATCATATACAGACCAGGTAGCTCATGAATGGTTTGCTCCTGCAGGTTTAAACAGAGGAGGATTGACTTCAGTAGTAGAAGCCAAGACAAGATTGACTCATGCAGAACGTGATGACTTATATGAAAACAGAATCAATCCAATAGCTAGTTTCCCAGGTCAAGGTGTTGTGGTATTCGGACAAAAAACACTACAATCCAAACCATCAGCATTAGATAGAATTAATGTTCGTAGATTGTTAATTGGTTTGAGAAAATTCATTGCTAGTTCGTCAAGATACTTAGTGTTTGAACAAAACTCTGCAGCACTAAGAAATCGTTTCTTAAATATTGTTAATCCTTATTTAGAACAGGTTCAATCTAACAGTGGATTAAGTGCGTTTAGAGTTGTGATGGATGATACTAACAATACTCCTGATGTCGTTGATAGAAATCAGTTAGTAGGTCAGATATTTATTCAACCTACAAGAACTGCAGAGTTTATAGTATTAGACTTTGTTGTTCAACCAACTGGAGCGGCATTTCCCGAATAAAAAACAAGTACATATCGACATATAATACAAAAGCCCCCGTTTTTATGGGGGTTTTTTGTTTGTTTTAATAACATAAAAATTATGTTTGGTGATATTTATATATGAGTATATATAAAGGACACTTTTAAGGAGTTAAAATGGCTACATTAGACCCGTCAGAAATAATGTTTACACCGTTTGAACCTAAAACTAAAAATAGGTTCATTATGTACATAGAAGGTGTACCTGCTTATTTAATAAAGACAGCAAACAGACCAGAAATTCAATTTGAAGAGATAGAACTAGACCATATAAACGTAAAAAGATATATTAAAGGTAAGGGTGCCTGGCAACCAATTGAAGTTACCTTATACGACCCAGTAGTTCCAAGTGGAGCACAAGCAGTTATGGAATGGGTTCGTTTATCACATGAATCCGTAACAGGTCGTGATGGTTATTCAGACTTTTATAAGAAAGACGTTACATTTAATCTATTAGGTCCAGTTGGTGATATAGTAGAAGAGTGGGTATTGAAAGGTACTTACATTGAAACTGCAAACTTTGGTGATTTGGATTACGCAACAAGTGACCCAGCTGAGATTACATTAACACTTAAATACGATTACGCAATCTTGCAATTCTAATTTAAAACAAGGAGAAACAAATGGATTGGTTAGTAGCAAATTGGGAATACGTTTTAGTAGTTTTTTATGCATTAGAAAAAATTGTTAAACTTACCCCAACAAAATACGATGACATCCTTTTTGATGCTGTGTTAAAACCCATCAAAGAAAAGATAATGCCATCAAAGTAAAATAAAGTTACTTTTAATCACAAAAGGTTATAATTATCAACAGTAAAACAAGTTATATCAACATTTACAACAATAATAATTTTTTATAAATTTCAATTTAATCCTTAAAATTAATACATAAAACAACTAAATTGTTATATTTATTACTATAAATACATAAACTCAAAAACTATTTAAGGAGTAAAAAATGGGAGTTCATGCAGGAACAAAACCAATTGTAACTGATAACATTGACCAGATATATGATTTTGCTGAATCAAGCACAATCAGTGGTGCAACAGTTACAAGTCTAATAACATCATCCGATGAAATGACTTTAGTAAACTCACCGACCGTGTCTGGTGGTACGTGTACGTTAGATGGAACTAACGATGCTATATCTCTTGATAGTACTTCTAATTTGTGGTCAGCAAACGACACAGCTGAATGTTGGGAGTTAGCATTTAAAATAAAAAGTGGTACTGGTGAATGTAATATCATGAATCAATCTAACGTTTGGTATTATAAGAATTTCTTTATGAGAAACAGTTCAAACAAGTTTTGGCTTCAAGCAAGTGGTACTGGTAATAATGTTCAAAACAGGAGTGATACTTCAGACGATGACTTGCTAAATAACGTGTGGTATGTGTTGGCTTGTAATTTTTACAGGTCATCAGTTGGTGCAAAATCCCAAGCGACAGCTTATCTAAACGGAACACAAGTAGCAGCAATTAGTAGTATAGGGGGTAGTAGCTCAGGTGGTCCATGGGGCGTTGGTACAGGAGGTACACCAACAATTGGAGCAGATGATGCAACAGGTTCTTCTCCTACCAACATTGAAATTGCTTTCTTCCATAAGTATGGTAAAAATTTAAGTGCAACTGAAATACTTTCAAATTACAATGCTATGAAGGGCAGATTAGTATAATATAATTAATTCTTACTAGGAGAAATAAATGTCTTATATTGCAGGAAAACAAGAAAAATTAGTAACACGAGGTCTAGTTTATGCAATAGATGGTATAGACCACGGTACTTTTCCTGGGAATGGTTCGTCATCAACAACTTATGGAACTTTGGCTGGTGCTAATAATTTAACTATGCAAAGCACCGTAACTCATCGCTACCATAAAAGTGGTATTTTAAGTTTCAATGGTACAAGTGATTATTTAACTGGTAGTGATAGCGGATTCCCATCAGGTGCTTCTGCAAGAACTGTAGGATTTTGGTTTAGACCTTTAGACTTTACAGATAACTATGGAGCTATATTTACATACGGAACACTTACGACAGGTCAAGGTTTCGGCGTGACATGGAACAATACTAACCCAACCCTCTTTGTTGGTAGGTACGGAGAGAACGCAAACGCCGCAAACTCAACTACCATAGAAATGGAGAGATGGCATTATTTTACAGTTGTTTTTGATGGCAGTTCAACCATAAAGTATTTTTTAAATGCATCTGCAGATGGTACAGCAACTTTAAGTGGTATTAATACAGTGCTCAGTGGTAATTTTGCAATCGGTAACGGGATATCAGGATGGGATTCTGGATACTTTAAAGGACAGATAGGTCCGTTTCATCTTTATAATCGTGAGTTGAGCACAACAGAAATCACACAAAATTACAATTTATGGAAATCAAGATTTCAACCAAGTGAAACTTCAGTAATCACTACTAACAGAGTTTTTCACATAGATGCAGGCAATACAAACAGCTACGGTGGTTCAGGAACTTCAATCACAGACTTAGCGGGAACTCAAAACGCAGTCATAACCGGTGGTGACCCGTTTAGTTCTGACGATGGAGGTGCTTTTAATCTCAGAGGTGACTCAGAGGATACCAGCATCGTAGCAACCAATCATGCAGATTTAAGGATAACTGGTGATGTTACTGCTGATATATGGGTAAATTTTGATTCTACAAGTATAAATAATGTAAATTTAATAGCACAAAATGCAAGTGGAGAAAGTTCACAAGCAAACTATCTTTATTGGATGAATTGGCAGACATCAAGTGGTGGTTCTATAAGATATGGTCATGAATATGGTAGTGGTACTAACAAAATAAATACCGTAGCAGTAACTGTAGAAACTGGTAGATGGTATAATTTTTGTATGATAAGAGACCATAGCGGAGCAATAGGTACAGCAAGAACATGGTACTTGTTACAGGACGGTGTTAAGATTGATAGTTTCACATACACTTCAGGTGAAGATGCCTCTGGTGGTAGTAACACTTCATTGTATATAGGAAGCAATATTGACGCAAATGATTTAAACGGTAAGATTAGTTCAGTTCGCATATACAATACACCATTGACTTTGGCCCAAGTAAAAGATAATTATAATGCATTAGCTCCCAGATTGATAGCTGGTCATGATGATGGTAAGACAGATGCAAAAGCAGACATAGTTACAAGTAACCTAATTGGTCATTATGATTTTGGTTCACCCGTATGTTACTCAGGAAATGGTTCAACCATAACAGATTTAGGTGCTAGTAACAACGGTACGATATCTGGTGCAACTTACAGTAAAGAGAATGGTGGCTGTTTTGATTTTAATGGTGCAAATGATTATATTGAAGTTTCAAATTCACCCGAATTTGACCCTGGCACTGGTGATTTTTCTGCAGCAGTATGGTTCAAGTGTGACAGCTTCGCCAGTAGAAACATTCTTTTAACCAGTGGTAATTATAATTCTCAACAACCCGGATGGAGTCTGCACGTAAGTAGCGATGGAACTATTAATGTAAGATGTAAAGCTGGGTCATCATCTGGAACTAGTCAAAGAGCTAGTATGCGACAAGCATTTTCAGATACTGGTTGGAATTATCTGACCATGGTTATAGATAGGACTAATGATTTAATCATTGGTTATTTAAACGCTAGCACTTCAGGTTTTGCTGTTGGGGGAGGGCCTAACAATCAAGATTTGTCAGGATTTAGTGATGGTATAGCTTCAAATGAAAATTTACGTATAGGTGACGTAGACCCATCTAGTAATAATTACTCTATTGATGGTAAGATAGCAAGCTGTGAAATATATAAAGGTAAAGCACTTACTGCAGCAGAAGTGCTTCAAAACTACAATGCAACTAAATCAAGATTTGGATTATAAGGAGAACTCGATGGGATTTCATGCAGCAACACCACTCATAGTAACAGATGGTTTAACTTTTTTAGTTGACGCTGGTGACGGTAATTCATACGGAGGTTCCGGTTCAACTTGGACTGATATGATAGGTGGTAAAAACGGTACAATTTATAATGCACCATTCGATAGCAGCAATTATGGCTCTTTTGATTTTAATGGTACAACTTCCAATGTTGAATTTACAAACTCATCTGATTTTGACCCTGGCACTGGTGATTTTTCTGCAGCAGTATGGTTCAAGTGTGACGACCCAACTGATTTAAACTATCTTTTATCCAGTGGTAATTATAATTCTCCAACTCCTGGATGGACTATGTGGATAAGTGATAGTAATATTAGTGTAAGATGTAAAGCTGGGTCATCATATGGAACTAGTCAAAGGGCTAGTATGCTAAAATCATTTTCAGATACTGGTTGGAATTATCTGACCATGGTTATAGATAGGACTAATGATTTAATCATTGGTTATTTAAACGGTAGCACTTCAGGTTTTGCTGTTGGAGGAGGGCCTAACAATCAAGATATGTCAGGATTTGGTAGCATAGCTTCAGGTGAAAATTTACGTATAGGTGACAATACAGCTACATTTGCATTTTACACCCATGATGGTAATATAGCAAGTGTTAAAATGTATAAAGGTAAAGCACTTACTGCAGCAGAAGTGCTTCAAAACTACAACGCAGGTAAAGCAAGATTTGGATTATAAGGAGATATAAATGGCAACAAGAGTAGGTAGTTCTAAAAGATTAATTACCAAAAACTTAATTTTTGCAATAGATGGAAATGACAGTGCAACATTTCCAGGAAATGGTTCCTCATCAACAACTTATGGTGATTTGATAGGTCAGAATGATGGTACTTTAGTTAATAAAGCTGGTCATAGATATCACAAACAGGGTATACTCAGTTATACTGGTAATACAAGTACAGCGGATTACGTTACAATACCTGGTTCAGTAGCTTCAGCAATCTCGGGTGGTTCGTTCACTATTGGTATATGGGTCAGATTAAATAATGCTACAAATAGTGGTGGAATGAGTAATGGAACAATGCCTATAATAGCTTTTAACAATGGTACAAGCGCTAGAACTTGTCTTTCTATATCCAGGACTGGTACTGGAGGTACTGAAAACGAGCGCGAGAGGCTTGGTATGTTCTTTTTTGGAGATGATTTGGTTGCTAACACTACTCAGGTAACAACAATCATGGGAACCAAATGGACATACGTTGTGGGAACATTTGATAGTTCAAGCAACACTCAAACATTGTACATCAATGGCAGTCAACATTCAACAAGGACTTCAAGTGGTGCAACTAATATTGGTTCAACAACTGGTAACATTGGTAGAAATGATATATATACCAGGTTAGGTAACTCAGAATCAGATAATCCAAAACTAGATGGTCAGACTGGACCAGTACACATCTACGATAGAACTCTAAGTGCTGCAGAAGTACTTGAAAATTACAATGTTTGGAAATTAAGATTCCAACCAAGTGAAGGTTCAGTAACAACAGATAATTCAGTAATACACGTTGACCCAGACAACTCAACGAGCTACGGTGGTTCAGGAACAACATGGACAGATTTATCCGGTAACAGCAATAATGGAACAATATCAGGAGCAACATTTATTTCCAGTACAACTGGTAGTGCTTTTGATTTTGATGGTTCAAATGATGATGTAGAGTTTGCTAACTGGGACAATTTAGTAACCAGTGCAATGACGTACACTTGCTGGTTCAAAACAACGAACACCGATGCTTATTACCTCATGGCGGGTAGGAGTGGTGCTGACAATTCACACCTTACTTTTGCTATAAACAGGGATAACACAAATCAATCAACAGGTAGGATAACTGCTTATATCAGAAGCACTGGTGGTAGTCTTAACAAAATAATACATACTAGTAATAGTGGTATAACTGACGGTCAATGGCATTGTATACATTTGGCTTGTACAAATAATTCTCAACAGCTTTATTTAGATGGTGCATTGTTAGAATCTGGCACAAACAGCTGGGGTACTAGTAATGCAGATTCTCTACCTTTTACTGTAGGTGCTTTAAGAAGTGGTGATTATCACTTTAACGGTGAAATAGGTCATGTTCATGTACGTAATGTTGCTTTGACCGCTGCACAAGTTAAATCGGACTACAATACTTTAGTCCCCAGATACATACCAGGATATGATACAGGTAAAACAGATGCAGAAGCAAACATAGTTACCAGTAACCTAGTTGCTCATTATGATATGGGTTCACCCGTATGTAATCCAGGAAGTGGTACAACCATAACAGATTTAGGTG